AAACGGTATTGGATAGAACATACATTCGTATGTCACCTGGCCCTGAATATAGAAAGCAGACCAATCAAGTTTCCGGTGCAAGAGATGGCCGACCGGGGGCTAATTACAATCATTAAGCGAGACAATATCAGCGCCCAGGATATTGCTAGCTGGTTCCTTGAGCAGGCTAAAAAATATCACATTAAAAACATCTACTGCGACGATTACCGAAAATCACTATTAGAATCAGAGTNTCAAAAAGTAGGATTGCCGCTTGAATCTGTCAGAAGTGGCCCAATTACCCATGCTAAGGTTGCGCCGCTTGTGGAACAGATTTTTGCCGAGGAAAAGATTGTGTTTGGAGATGATCCGGTCATGCGCTGGTATACGAATAATGTCTGCCAGGAGATGGACAAGAAGGGGAATATAACATACCTGAAGATTGAACCCAAAACCCGCAAGACTGACGGGTTTTTTGCATTGCTTCATGCGCTGTCAAGAGACAGCGAGCTAGAAGAAATCCCGGACGACATCATGATTCTGGATGTTCACACCTACTAAGGAGGTGATTACTTGAGCCTATGGCAGACGATATTAAGCTGGTTTAACAAGGACGGAACCTTGGNTTTAAGCGTTCATGTAGGGGAATTGGCTGCAGAAATTTATTTTAAAGAGTTGGCAATTCAGGCTTGTGTTAACTTAATCGCTAACACCGTGGCCAGAAGTGAGTTTAGAACTTATGAAAAGGGGCAGGAAGTTAAGCGGGACAATTATTATCTGTTTAATGTGGAGCCCAACCCGAATAAAAGTGCCTCTAAATTCTGGCGGGACGTAATTCACCATCTGGTCTACGACAATGAGTGCTTGGTTATCCAGCAGAATGATTACTTTTATGTTGCTGACAGCTTCAATGTGAGCAAATTTGCGTTTAAGGATTACGTCTACAGCAACATTGTGGTTGATGGGTACCAACTAAGTAATTCATATATCGAGCCGAATGTACTTCATTTCGAACTGCACAACCAAAAAATCAGGACTGTAATTGATGGTTTATATCAATCTTACTCCAAACTGATAACAGCGGCCCAGAGGCATTATAAGAAGCAGAACGCAAGGCGAGGAAAGCTGATCGTCCCAACAAACTACCCGCAGACTGATAAAGCCCAGGCAGATTTGCAAGATTTGCTTCAAAGAAAATTCAAGCGTTTTTTTGATGCCGAAGGTGATGCGGTTGTCCCGCTCACAAACGGGCTAGAATATGAGGAACTTGAAAACAAGGCAAATGGTGTTAAGGGCAGTATGGAAGGTCGGGACATCCGGGCTTTCGTCGATGATATTTTCGATTTTGTGGCTATAGCCTTCCAAGTGCCGCCGCAGTTGCTTAAGGGGAATGTGGCCGATACTGATAAGGCCATGAATAACTTTCTGACATTCTGTGTCAATCCTTTGGCCGAATTACTGACGGATGAGATCAACCGGAAGATGTACGGCAAAAAGGCTTTTCTGGAACGGACCTACATGAAATTAGATACCAGCTTTATCAGGGCCGTCGATATCAAGGATGTGGCTAATGCCCTGGATGTTCTGCTCCGGATCGGAGCTTTTTGTATTGATGATTGTTTGAAGTCGCTAGGCATGGAACCGCTAGAAACAGAGTGGAGTAAAGCAAGGTGGATGACAAAGAATTACGAACCCATTGAAAAAGCTCTGAAAGGAGGTGGAGAGGATTGAAAAAATATTACGCACTAGAAACCAATGGGAAAGAGGCTGATATTTACATTTTTGGAGACATAACCTCCTGGGAATGGTTTGAAAGTGACGTATCTAGTTATACGTTATCGAAAGAAATCCAAGCACTGGATCCGAGCATCGAGGTTATCAATGTGCACATCAACTCCTATGGTGGCGAAGTAGCTGAAGGCCTGGCGATTTATAACATGCTCCGAAATCATCCGGCCAAAATAAGGACTTATTGTGACGGATTTGCTTGCAGTATAGCATCCGTTATTTTTATGGCCGGAGACGAGCGTATTATGGGCAACGCCTCCTTGCTTATGGTCCATAACGCTTGGATGTGGACCTATGGCAACGCAGACCAGCTCCGTAAAGACGCTGACGATCTGGACAAGATTACCCAAGCATCAATCGAAGCCTACAAGAGCAGGGTAAATATTTCGGAAGACGAAATCAAGGAATTACTCGATAATGAGACATGGATATTGCCTTCCGAGGCTTTAGAAATGGGCTTTGCTACATCTATTGTCGGTGAAGCTGCAAGTAACAAAGCTGCAGCAAGTGCAAGAAAAGCCCTGTTCAACCTGGTTAAGGGGATACGGACCCAGCCTCACCAACAAGAACCTGATCCTGAACCTCAGCCGGCACCTGAGCCCGGCCCGGTACCAGACCCCAACCCAGGGCCGCAACAAAATAAACTTAAAAACCTAATGGCGGCGCTGTTCCGCTAATTTTATTTTGCAAAGGAGATGATGAGAGATGACATTGAAAAATCTTGATCTGATGAAACAGCAAAAAGCTGAGATTTTTAATCGGATTAACCAGGCCATACAGGACGGCGACACCGAAGCTTTCCAGGCTGCCTTCATCGAGTATACCGATATCTTGCAGGAAGCCGTCTTGGCTGAGGCCAGGGGTCTTGTGGCGGCTGCCGACAATCAAATTTTAGTTGGACGTGGCGTCCGCGCCCTGACATCCGAGGAGACCAAATACTATCAGAAGATTATCAGCGCCATGAAATCCAGCAACCCCAGGCAGGAATTGTCCGGCTTTGATGCAGTGCTGCCCGAGACCGTCATTGATGCGGTATTTGAGGACATTACCGAAGAACACCCGCTGTTGTCGGTAATCGACTTCCAGAATACTGCTGCGCTGATTAAGTATCTCTACAGCACTATGGACGGACGTCATTTAGCTTGGTGGGGCGCGCTATGCAGCGACATTGAGAAACAGCTTAACGCTGAGTTCAAATTACTCAACTTGGAGCAGACCAAGCTGTCCGCTTTCATACCCGTTTGCAAGGCCATGCTTGACCTCGGTCCTGCCTGGTTGGACCGTTACGTCCGTACCATACTGGCCGAAGCTATTGCTAATGGTCTTGAGAATGGTATTATCAACGGGCGTGGCTTGGCTGAAAATGCACAACCCAATCCGATTTATGAGCCCATCGGCATGATCCGTGATTTGAGCCAGTTTGACCCTATGACAGGCTTCGCAGCGAAACAGGCAATCCCCATCGCCGACTTCTTGCCCGAGACATACCTGCCGCTGATTTCGGATCTTGCCGTTGGTCCCAATGGTTTGAACCGGCGCATCACTGAAGTCCTGTTGATAGTCAACCCTGTCGATTATCTGAACAAGATTATACCTGCTACCATCTACCGGAAACCCGATGGCAGCTATGTCCTTGATATATTCCCCTTCCCGACCAGGGTTGTTACGTCCGCCTACATGGAGCAAGGCAAAGCCGTGCTTGGTTTGGCGAAGCGGTATTTGATGGCCATGGGCACCGGCAAGGGTGGCCGTATCGAGTACAGCGACGAATACCGTTTTTTGGAGGATGAGCGGGTTTACCTTGTCAAGTTCTACGGTACCGGTCGTCCATTAGATAACAATTCGTTTATCCTGCTGGACATCAGCAACGTCAAGCCTATCGCGCCTGCTGTTCGTGTGATATCATGGCCTGATGCGACCTTGGCGGACTTGAAAGTGGCCAATGGCAATATTCCTATTAGTCCGGCCTTTAACAGCAACATTCACTATTACACTGCCGAGACTTCAAACGCAGCTGATCTGGTAACCGCAGTACCCATTGATCCAAACGCAGTAATCACCGCTACCCTGAATGGTCAACCTACCGACCTTAGCACTAACCAGATGTGGACTGAAGGGCAGAACGTAATCATTATCACTGTGACCAACGGCAACATCACTGAGATGTATGTCCTAGTTGTAACTTACGCTCCGCTGGGCTAAGGGTGATTTACGATGAAAGTAAAAGTCCTAAAACCCTTCCGGGATAAACATACAAATGAAATCTACCGGAAGGGTCAGACAATCGAAGTTACCAAGAAGCGACTGGCGGAAATCAAGAAGAACCTGGGGGACGGCTATATCGAGGCCGTCCCTGATGATTCTTCCGATAAAAGCGGGTGAGCCACATGCTCCAAGAGGTAAAGTCTTATCTGAAAATCACCTGGGACGATGAAGATACGGCAATTGTCGGGCTAATTGAACGGGGCAAAGCAAAATTGCGAGAATTAGTCGGAGCGGAGCTGGACTTTGAAACAGAAGGACAGGCCCGCTCTCTATTATTTGATTTTGTTCGTTATGCTTACAACAATGCCAGTGAGTATTTCGAGGAGAACTTTCGGAAGGAAATCTTGCGGCTACAATTGATGACCGGCGTTTCCTTGTTGCCGGTGGAGGAAGATGCCGATGCTGAAAACTAAATCTGAGGTAATGAAGGACGTTGGTAAAGTCCTCCGCCGGAAAATAATCATTCAAAAGTTTACAGTGATTCAGGATGAACTGGGGAACCAGTTCCAGGAGTGGACTGACTGGCAGACAGTATGGGCAGAGCGGAATAACCTCTGGGGGCAGGAATACTATGCTGCAAAGGTTGTGAATGAAGAGAATACTGTAGTCTTTGTTATTAGGGATGCACCGTTTATTGAGGAAATGAACACGTTGGAATACCGGATTAAACATGAGGATAAGGTTTTCGACATCAAGCAGATCGACCGCCTGCAGGANGNNGGCCTGTGGGTGAAAATAAAGGCACTGGAGCGTGGTGCAGATGGCTAATATCAACATCGACCACTTGCCCGGTGAAACCTGGGCGAAGATTAGAGTTTTGAAAATCCAAGAAATGGAGTGGTTATAAATGGCTGGAAGCAAAATCAAGATTTATAAAAATAACCCAACCGCAGGAGGCACAGACGGTACACTTGTTTCAAGTGGCACAGGTCTAAACCCTATCGAATCCGGNGCAATCAAAGTACCTGNCNCAGGNTACNAGGANGGTAGCTGGATNAAGCTGGCGGTGCGTTGTGATGCTGGCTACGAAACCGTTGAAGATTCTTCACGCCATGCGCGAATCAGTATTGTAGATTCGGCGGGAGTGACCCTGTGGCAATTAGCTCCCGATAATGCAGGAAGTGCGGGAACGCCTGAAAATTGGGGAGATCCGCTGGATATCGTAAGTAAAGTTGATGATACTAATACAATTTTCTGGGCTAGGGCAAGAGTGGCATATACGGAAGAACCGGCTAATGATACAAGCGTGAATATTCAGGTTGCGGCAACCATAGGAGCAACAAGCTAGGGGGGAGGTTGGTA